ATTTATGTGATTTTTGTACACTACAGAATATTGTAGCTTCCGTAATTCTTATTCATTCCTAGCGTTTCCATCTCATGGTAGCGGGCTGCATCTAGGGCATGATTAAAGTTGTCAATGGGTTTATTCAATCGCTTTCCTGCTTTGTCAACATCCCAACAATAAGACCTCAGCTCTTTTATTAGGTTTGTGCTGCTAGATGTAACTAGATAGCTTTGCGCCTGCATTACATCAATACCATAGTTAACAGAATCCCTGCCCTTTGTTACTCCTTTTATTGTTATTCCGTAACGTTGTATATCTGCGATGCTTTTAGGTTCTGCTGAGTCTGCGTAAACAGGTATAGATTTAGGTAATACTTTTGCTATATCGCTGTTAAGCATTCCTGTTTGATATTTTACTTCGTTCAGGATTCGTGTTTCATTATGTTTATAGACTTCAATGATTGCGCTAGGATCGTTTGTATAGCCAAAGTCAAGCCCTATGCCTATCAATCTAGCATCCTGAGGAATCTTGTCAATAATTTTATAGTTAGTAAATACTGCGCCTTGTAATTGTCCGAGTTCACCGAGTCCGTAAACTTTCCACCAATTAGCCCAATAACTACTCGTAGCTGCTTTTAAGCGATTCTTTTCTATTTGCTGTACAATGCCATCATCTAGGCCTTCATTGTCCTTGTAGGTTAATATTATAAAATCAGCATCTGCTTCGTCTTTTAGTTCGGTATGTACCCAAAACTCATTGGCAGGGTTAAAATCTAAAAAGACCTCTCGCTTTGTTCTTATTGCAAGCTCGTTGTAAGCCTCAAAGTTTACATTGTTGCACTCATTGATGTATAAAATGTCTCTTCTAGCTCCTCTAAGTTTGCTTGAATCGTCTGCGCTAAAAAATTCTATAAAGCTACCGTTTGCAAATTCGTATTTTAAATGAGATTTATTAAAGCGCTCATCAAAATATCTATTTGTCCATTTCATGATTTTAAGAAAGTCTCGTAATGCTCCCCTCCTTAAATGCGGAATGCTCTCGGCTATTATGCTAATTTCTAAGCCTGATTGTTTAGTTGCTTTATCTATGAGAATAGGCAGGATCCCAAACGTCTTGCCTGCAGATGTGCCTCCCTGGATTATTTTAATTCGTTTTTTTAAAGCGAGTATCTTATTTATCGCTGTCGTTCTCTTTAACATCAGGAAATAAAGGTTGTTCTATATTATGCTGCTCTATTTGTTGTATTGGCGCTCCGTAAGCTGAATCTAGTAGTTTCTGATATGCTTGCGTATCTCCTTCCCTAGCTCTTTTAATTAGCGCTAAGGTCATCAAATCCTCTTGGCTCATGTTTTCCTTTTCGCCTGTTAAAGGATTCTTTAGGTCTTGCTCAACGCTTAGCCATTTCTTTGCTATTGTACTTCGGTTTTTGCTGCCTACAGGCCTGCCTTTTGGGTTTCCGCTTTGGCCTTTTTTAAAAGGTATTAGATTTTTATTCATTAGTGTTCTTTTCGTTTTATTGCTCGCTCTGTTGCCTTCTGCTGCAGGCGCTCTACTTCCTCTTTATATGGGTAACAGTGTTTCATTTGCTCCAGGCTATAATAAACAATGCTTGCTCTATATGGATTGTCATCCGTTTTTATGATAGGCATTACTCCATGTATCTCTGTTTGACCGTCAAAGATGGCTAGGAATCCATCGTCTTGACTCAGAGCAAAACCGTACTCAGGAAATACAAGCTCTCCGCCTGCGATGCCATGCCTTAAAATTAAAACGTTGCTCAAATTGCCTTTAAAGTTTCCTGTATCTCTATGGTATTTAATAGCATGGTTTACGTTTATGTTTGCAGTTAGAAAAGGCGAATCCTTTTGTATTCTGTAATCCATCTCAACGCTCTCATCAATTACCTGTAAATCTCTTTGTAGATTGTTAGGCAGATGCTCCTGATATATCTCTAAAAGCCTTTTGCTAAATCCAAAAATTAAGTCATTGTTTTGCCTTTCCTCTTTTGTCTTTGCGCTGTATCTGCAAAAATCGTTACGCCTTGCTATTCTTGGCAAGCTTCCAAATACGCTGCTCTGAGTTGGTAAGCCTCTTGTCCTGCTGCTCTTTTGCAGTTTGGTTGTTAAGGCAGCTTTGCGAATGCCTAGCAATTCCTTTCCGCTCAATCTAATATACAAGCCTACAGCCTTGCCATCTTTATAAAATACGCAATCCTCGCTAATTACCTCAGAGTAATCCGATTTGCTTGGCGTTTTCTTTAGCAGCTCATCGCATTTTTTTATCTGTATTAAATCAACCTTTCTCAACTTCCATAATTTTAAGAATTACTTGGCTAAAATCCTCTACGCCTAAATCTGTTACTTTCTTTTCAAACCAATCAACTACCTTTTCATATAAATCAGAATCGTAAACAAGGTACAACCGTTTTATCTCAGCATTTAAAAAGTTCTCTAGCTCGGCATTAGGATCCGCTCCTGCGTATTCATTTTCGTTTGACATACTGTCTCCCATGAATGGCATATCTAAGCCTAAACTCTCAAGCTCATCAGCATCCCAATCATTCGCTAAAGCATCCCAATCCCACTCCCCTGAGCTAAGATTGTCCTTTACTATAAATTGCCTCTGTTGTTCCTCTGATAACTCACTAGCTTTTTGTATGTAAATCTCCTTCATTCCTGCCTCTTTGCAGGCTCTCAATCTTTGGTTGCCTCCTAGTACAATCATGTCATCATTTACGACTATTGTTCTGTACTGCAACATCCAGGGAGATTCTTTTATTGACTTTACGAGTTTACGATATTTAAAGTCTTTAATTACTCTTGGATTGTTTGGGTTATTCTTTACCTCTGATATTTTTACCTTTACTAAATTCATTCGTGTTTTTTTAGTATGCCTCGTAAACTTGTTTCATCTTATCGGCAATATCTCTCACGCAACTGCTGCAGGTTGTTCCTGTGTCTTGTTTAACCTTGAATACTCTGTTGTATATCTTTATGAGTTTTACCTTGTTATGATGGTTTGCGCCTTTGCACCATCTCTCTGTATTATTATCCCAATGCTCTGCCATAAACTCTGCTAGCCATTTGTATTCGTGTTCCTCTAGGCAATTCGGATTCCTGCGCCATATCTTGTTTAAAAATTCCTTACGCTCATCGCATCCGCAATCGTCTCCTGCTAACCATTTCACTGCTGACTTTATGCCTGTAGCTTCTGTAATCTTTTCTACAACATCACCCAAGCCTTCCGCAGGCTGTTGCTTTTTCCATTCTTTGTACTCCTTTGTACGTTTGTCTAGTTTCTTTTTCATTCGTTTTTATTTAGGATCCACAATACAAGCAATCGTCATCGTCTTGCTCAGGATTGTTTTCAATCTCAGGGTTAAGTATAACCTTTAATTCATAAATCTGTTGCATCAGCTCCATGTCCTCATACATATCGCCTGTTATTTTTGATTCTAGGCGCTTTATTTCCGCCTCAACATCTTTTTTGTTTATAGCCATTCGTAGTCTCCGTTTATATAATCCTCGTAATCTTCTGCAATGTTTTCCTTTAGTTTTTCTTTTGATTTCTTTATGGAGTAGAATATTGTCTTTGTGCTTATTCCTGTTTCTGCAGCTATCTGCCTCATGCTCATGCCTGAGTCTCTGTAAACTTTAAACAGCAGCTCGTCAAACCATTCCCAGGTGTTCATCTCTTTTCGCATCCTGAGTTCTAGATTAAACTCCGCTTCGCCTTTGGATATATACTCGTAATTAACTCCCATCTTATCAATGTATTCTAATGGTACTTTTTGCAGCTTCTTTTTTTCTGCTCTTAAATCGCAGACAATCGCTCTCAATACTAAATAGATGTAGCTCTTGTTTATCTTGCCCTCTTCGTTTACAATCTTAAAAGGCTTGTAGTATTTTGTTAGCCTGATGTACATCTCTTGTACTATATCCTCAGCGTAAAACTCTTCGCCTAAGCTTTTGACTATCCTTATGTAGTCGTCATGCAACTCAGCAACTTTTGAAAGCCATCTCATGATTAGTATCTAAACAAATGTAGTGATTTATTTTTAATAGTTGTAAGACGCATTTATGAACAGAAAGTTGTTAAAAAATGTTTTGATTCTATTAGAGCCTCAACATTTATGCTTAAATCCCTTTATATACAAGCCTTTTGTAATTTATTAAAACTTATTTCCCCCAATTATTCCCCCAATTCATAAAACAAAAAAACCCCTCATTTTATAGAGAGGTGAAACGTATGTTTTAGCGTTTTTTGGGTTCATTCCTTTTAACGCTTTTTTCTGTACAGATTCTTAAAAAGGTAAATCGCTTGCAGGTAAATCCTGTGGTATGCTTTGCTTTGGAGCTTCTGCTTCCTGATAAGGTTCTGAGAATTTAACGCTGAAGTATTTTGTTCCGCTTTTAGATTCGTTTAGCCACATAGCCATGTCCTTCATTTGACCATCTACCATTGCCTTGCCTTTGTAATCAGGATGTTGTTCCGTTTTTTTGTAATCGTTTTTAAAGATTGCTCCGCTGTTGTTTTTCTGTTCCATTTATTTTGATTGTTTATTAAGATATTCGTTTATTATTTGGCGCATAAGTTCTGATGTTGTTACGCCCTGGAACCTAGCAACTTTTACTAGATCCCATTTATCCTGTAAGTTTAACCTTACGCTGATGGTTTTTACTTTGCCTTCGTCTCCAAGCTTTCCTCTGCCCATAGTTCTTTGATTAGTTTATCGTAATATTCTCTGCATTCATCTATACGCTCATAGATGGCTTTTATTACATCCTTATCGTATCTTACTTCAAATACTTTGATTCGTTTTTTTGCAGGTATATGGTCAAAGTTATGCTTTGCCTCAACCTCTGCCCTAAGCTCTTCGCTTTCATCAATCAAATGATGTTGCCAATGCGCTCTGCTTATCTCATCCTCAACTATCTGCTCAGGAGTATTAAGCAAGCAATAACAAAGCAAGCTTTTACGCTTGCCTGTCAATGCCATGTAACCCTGTAACTGATAAAAATAATCTTTGTTTGGTATATCCTCAGCAAAAAACGGAAAGGTAGTTCCGTCATAGCTGCTCTTTATATCTAGCAAAGTTTTATCTGTGTTTACATCAGGCGTACCTGTTAAATAATCATTCTTAAAATGGTCATCGTTTTTATAAAGTAAACCTAGCTCCAAAACATCTTGGCATAAATCAATGCCATAGCGCTCTACTTGGTTGCCCTTATCTGTGTATCTACTTGAAAACTCTTTACGTATTCCGTAAACCTCTTCTAAGGCTAGCTGCTGCAAATAGGTTTTAGTAGTCTTGCTTAACGTTTCTGTTTTACTTCGTGAATTGGTCATTATCTTGCCAATAGCTGAACATCTAATTTTTAACATAACTCTAAGGCTTTTAATTGCGCTGTGTTTAATTCAAACTTGCCTGTGATAGCTTCCTTTTCTACTTTGCCATCTTGCAATGCTTTTATAGCATCTTTAAATCTAGCATCTGTTAGCTTTTTCTTTTTAGGTGCTGCCTTCTTATCATGCGTGTTTGTAGTATCTGCGTCTTTAGTATCGTCAATAAGAAACAAACCGTTTAAAGCATACTTGCGAGCGTATGAGCTGCTGCTTCCAAAACTCTGAGCAATATCCATTCCCTTGCGAGTAGGATCGATTCCTGCCTGAGCTTTTACAGCTTGCATTTTATCTCCGTCTGTTATCATTGCAGTAGCCTCTACATACATATAGCCTGCTGCTTCCTTAACCTCATCTGTAAGATTCAATACTAAGCCATTTAATAAAGGCTTGACCGCCTCCATTATATCCTCGCAGGACCTGTACTTGTAATTTCCAAACTTGTTCAACTGATTCTTTGGAGCTTTTAACTCCTTTTGGATTGTTGCCAATCTCTCAATAATTGATTTTTTCATAGTGTGTATTTTAAATATGTCTTACAAATATAACAAAAATTATTCTAATTCGCTTATTTTTAGCTGCCAAACATCATTCTCAACAGGATGCCCATTGTTTTTATATACATATCCTTTAGGTCTAAATATTGCTTTTTTAAAAAACGAATCTTTGCTTATCCATCCTAAAAAATTTATATCCTTTTCTATTCTGTTATAATGATAAAAAGCATAATAATCTACATCATAATCTTTTTGGCTTCCTTGAATTGAAACCTCATAAAAAGGTTTTAAATATTCGTTTCCTAGCTTTACCTTAACATCAACTCTTTTATCTTTTACAATAAAATCAGCATTGTAATCCGTTTCGCTTATTCTTTGAGCTTCCTCGTGTGTTTTTTGAAATATAATCTCCGCTAGATTTCCAATTACTGTAAGCTCTCTTTGTTTTTCAGGATCATTTTTTTTTGATGTAAACTGATTTGCTTTAAAATTGTTCCATTGCTCTGCTTGCTGCAGCATCTCTTCATTAACTTTCATTGTGTTTTTTTGTTTTTAATTTATAGATTTCTATTATATCCCTTAGTTCTTGCCTTGTATATTTCCTAGCCTGATGCGCCTGGGAATGCAATTCTATAAGCGCCTCGCCTCCTATTCTTTGCTCTATTCCTATCTGATAGTTTAACAGGTTAGCATGGAGATGCTGATTGCAATAAACGCATTGGCCATGTACATTAAGTTCATTGAATCTTACGCTGCCAAAACCTCCTGCCGAGTAGTAATGTCCTGCGTCAAATTTAGATCCTAAAGGCTTATCGCAACTTACGCAGGTTTTATTCTTGTCTCTTGCTCTGATGTATGCATTGAAATAAGTTTGCGCTTTCTTGGTCAAACTCTGTACAGTTTCTAGCTGTTCTTTTAGTTCTTTTTTTTCTTTTTTCCAATTCTTTTGCTTTGCAGATTTTACCCATGCTTTAACGCATTCAGGATTAAAGCAGTATTTTTGGTTAAAGTGCTTTGCTTCGAATTTCTCTTTGCAGTTTTTACAACGTGGCATCGTCTTTTTGAAATATATAAACTTCTTCAACGTTACAATCTATGTTAGTGCAGTTGTGTACGTTTATTACACCTTCGCCTTGTAAATTAAAATCTTCGTATTCGTGTTGTTCTTGCCAATTTATAGCTTGGCTGCATTGTGGGCATTTCATATTCCTTCTTTTAGGTTTTTAACTAATTTATTAAGCTTGTCTATTTCGTGTTTTTGCTCTGCAATGATTATCTGATGGCGCATATTAGCCTTGCATTCTAAATAGTATTCATCTTCAAACTGCAAAAAAACGTTGTGAAAGTGTTCTATGTCGTTTGCACTTTCTTGCATTGATTTAATTAAATCTGTTCTGTCTTCGTGTTTTTCTCGCAGCTCTTCAAGACTTGATTTAAACTTTATTAAAGTAGTTTTTAAGTTGATTTTGGCTTTTAGTATTTCTAAACTATTCATTCTATTTCAAATTTTATTTTTTTTTGCATTGGGTGCTTATCTACTCTCGGTCGTGTTTTGCTATTCCAACTACCACCACCTGCTTCACCGATGCACTTCCAATTAGAAGCTTTTAAACTTGCACCTGTTTCTTCACTTAAAATATAAGTTATAAGTTTTTTATATCCTAAATTTTTTGCAACTCTCCAACAAGCAGAATACAACATACTACAAGCGTTTTTAGTACCGTCAGTACATAATCTATTTACTTCTAATGTCCAACCATTGTCTAATGTTCTTGCAACAGGTCTGCCGACCATAGCAACACCTACTATTTTATTATCTTTTGCAGCTGCTATTTGAAATATGCTACCTACAGGAGCTTTATGATGCCTATGTTTTTGATTGATATATCCCTTAGCTTCGCTTTGTTTTATTGGCACTATTTGCAACTTATTCATCGTATGTTTTTTAATGGGTTAACGCCTGCAATAGTAAAACCTAATCCGCTATTAAATTCGCAAAAGATATAATCGTCTAGCAGAGTTTGTTGCCCTCCTGTATCTGTATCTTTTATCTTATCAACTGAGATTAAAGTTATATATTTCATTGATTCGTGTTTTACTAGCCTATGAATGACTAGGAAGTCGTCACATCGATTTAAAAAGCTCTTGCCTCCTTCAATGTGCGCAGCCATTGGTGGGCGTAAATGTCCTTCCCACATATGCCCTTTTTGAAATATATTGCCTCCCCTTCCGCTCTCAGATGTTGGGTGCGTATTTATGTAAATAGTCTTACCTGTTTCATTTACAAATTGTCTAGCCATATTTAAAAACTCGTAGTTTCCTTCGTAACCCATTTTTCTGTCTAAGCCTGTATAAGGATCGATTAGGCAGGCATCTGCATCTGATTGCCTAAATATCTCTAGCAGCTCTGCAGGTTTGTATAGTTTGCTGTTATCTACAAAATCAAAATATTGTTCCAGGAACGTAGATGCGCTTGCGATTTGTTGATGACTTAATCTATTGTAAGGCGTATCTGTATACATCTGAATCATGTCTCTAAGGATTTGACCGTAGCTATTTTCTCCTGCCCATAAGCAAAACTTTAAATCATGCTTTAGCGCTAGAGTTAAAAAGTACCAAAATATAAAATACGATTTACCTACGTTATCATGTCCTAAAATTATATTGAGTTGCTTTGGTTTGAAAACTATATTTTTATCTAGCTCGCAATCTAACTGTAAACCTTGCTTTATTTTGCCATCTCTATAGTCTAGCAAATATTTTAATTGTTGTCCTTTTTTAAGCATATCCTAACCTCTTTGCTTTTAGTGTTAATTTATCTTCGTCTAGCTTTGGTTCTTTTTTAAGCCAATTTTTTGCAGTTAAATATAATGATTTGTATTTAGTGTTTTGTTTAAAGTTTTCTATGGCCTCTAAAACTGAATTAATTTGATCCTGAGAATAATCTTTGTTTAGCTTATTAAATTGCTCCGCAGAAATAGACAAATGAGCGAAGCTCTTATATATATCTGTATCACTTACACTTACACTAACACTATCGGTTATTTTTGTTATAGGTTTATAACACTTGTTATCGCTGTTATCTTTTCCCCATCTTTTAGCCATTCCTTTTTTACCTGCCTCGCTTTTCTTTTGCCTAATTTTCTCGTATTTCTTTAAATCTCTTTTTAAGCTCTGCCTGATAGGTTCAAAGCATAAGTCTGTGATAATGTCATCGGTTACAGGATCCTTGTCGTTAACGTACTCTAATGTATGTTTAAATAGCTTTCCTGCCTGCTCATCCGTTAGCTTCTTAACGGTATGAATTAAATCGCAGTAGAGTAAAAAGCTTTTCTTATTGTCTGCCATAAATTTAAGTTAAAAAAAAAGTGCTACGCTTTCGGTGGGTAGGAGACACTTACTAACGTAACACTATAAAAATTCGATTGTCCTACCAACATTACAAAGCTATATAAAAACATAAGAATTAACAAACTCTTCAATGTTTTTTGTATGTAAATTAAATTTTAAACTAGGTTTCCTATGTTTCATATGGTGCAATATTGTTGCATGATTCATATTAAGCAGCTTTCCCATACTTGTAGCTGTTTTGTACTTTATAAAATTCTGCTGATTTTCATACCACCATAAAATAAAATAGTTCTTAACATCCATTAAAGGCAGCTCCCTGGATTTAAATCTAAGGTTAAAGTAATCAACTATTATCTCAGCAAAATCATCAAATTCATTCGACATTATAAATTTCTTTTTATTCAAGGTTTCCATATATCCAAGTTATTACAGCGCAGTAAATAGCTTCTATTAATCGCATTGCTCAATTTTTATAATTAATTCCTTCCACAAGTTGAATGCAGCCTTTGCATCCTGTTTGTTATATCCTTTGACATATTTTATCGCATAGCTTACAGGAGCGCTTGTGTCACTTCCTTTATATGTCTTGTACGTTATTCTGTAAGTTTTTAGCATTGTTTGGTGCATTAAGTAATCAAAATATAGGGAATCGTTAAAGTTATCCCAAAATTCTAGTTTAAAAGGGTCATTCATCGTTTAAAAGTTTTTCTAATTTATTACAAAGATTCGTATCTGAGTATTCTCTGCCATCCTGTAGCAATGTATCAGGCAAAACGGTATAGTATATTGTATCTGATTCTGCCCACGTTATCTCATCATTCATTGAATTAAAGCTTACAGGATATTGCTCAGATCCTATCTCTGTTTCTATTGCAACCTGATAGGCAACGTCTCCAATGTAAAATATTACAATGTCATCGTCTTGGTGTTCTATTTCAATCATAAGCTTTTAATGTATTTCTTAGCCTGTTGCTTCATGTAATTAGTATCTAACCATTCAAGCATCTCTATTGTGTTAAACGTCATGGTAAAATCTTTACCGTATTCATCTTTTCCGCAGAGGAATGTTTCATTGTCTGCTGTTGACATAAAAGTATTAATGTCATGTAATCGTTTTCTTATTTCTATTTTCTTGCTCATTATCCAAAAATTAAAAGTGTGTAATAAAATATAACTATTAAACTGCATACGCATAAAGCGCCAAGTATTGTGTCTTTCATAATCTATTTATTTAAGTGTATTAAGTTGTTTAGTAAATCGTTCGTTTAATCTGTCTATGCACATTTCCCATATTTCTATGTTATGCGTGTTTTTGTTGCGTATAGAATCAAATTCTAATCCTGAGCCAAAGTGATTCGACCATACTGCTTCGTTTACCCTTTCATAAAAGACAAATTTTGCCTCTTCAATCTCTAATAAAAGCTTTAATTTTTCTGTTCTGTTCATCTTTATAGTGTTAAATAATTAATTTGTCTTACAAATATATAACATTTATTTGAGTTATGAACAATTTATTGAAGAAATTAACAATTTTAATTAAAAAAGATGCGTAAGCCTTGCTATTTGGCCGTTTTGATAATGGTGTATAAAGCCTTCGACCGCCTGAGGAGCGTGCTGAAATCCTTTTCTGTGATGCCATGAGTCCGTCGCTGATGGTGATCGCAAGCTTTCGACAGTTACGCCTGCGTAGTCTTTTGACGATTTATGGTGAACGTGATGGGTGTAAACGTATCTGTGTTTTGTTTTACTCCATTCAATAGGAAATTCCTGAGCCATTAACAAAGGCAAATCTGCCTGCTTAGCGCCATCGCCATGAGTCGTGCCAATAAGATTGTTTCCGTATCTGTAGCCTTTACGATGAGCTATAGAGCAATCAAATGTGATATTTTTATTGTTTTGAAAATAGGTTTGTATAACGTCTGCCAAAAAAAAGCCGCTTTGGTAATCGTGATTACTAGGGTTAAAAGTAAAATGCACATCTGCGACTGCAATTAACTGCAACAAAATATCTACATAGAGCTGTTTAGCTATTAAGAAATTGCTGTACCACATTCCTGATGTGTCCTGATTTGTTCCGCTTGTAGTTGTTCTCTTTGGCGTATCTATGTGCAGAATATCGTTACCACCGATAAATAAAATCTTATCAATAGGAAAGCCTTGCGCTTTGTTTAAAATGCCTTGTACGCCCTCCTTAACCCTCTTTACAGCTATTTGGTTGTTATATGTTTCTCCTGTTTCAAATGAATCTGCAAGCTTGCCTATATGAATATCTGCAGGATCCAGGACCAACAAATGTTTCTTTTTTCCTAGCTTTCTTTTTATCTCAGGATATACAGGAGCAAATTGTTTTAAATCTTTTATAAGCTGTTTGCTAAGTTCCTCTAGCTGCTTCTGTGATTCGTCTTTATGCAATGGGTTTTTAAAGAATAAGCTAGCGTCTTTTGTTTTAAGCCATCCATGTTTTACGCTTTCAACATCTACTCCTGCTTGTTCGGCTGCTGCCTTGACGCCTCTATATTGGAATATTAATTGCTGCTCGTCAACTGTTAACCTGTATCTTTTATTCATAAGAATTTATTTACAATCCTTCCTGCTAGATACATAAAAAAGCCTAGCGCACAAACTCCGATAATTAACCAAAAATAATTAGGTTGCTTCTGCGCTTTAGCTCGTTGTACTTCGACTCTTGTCTCTAGCCTTACAGTATCTCGGTGTATCTTGTATTCTATTCGTGTTTCTAACCTTGTTTTAGGCACAAA